CGAGACTCTATCGGACGCCTCACTCAGATCGAGTGTGGCAAGGTCCCCGCTGAGGGAGCCTTGCTTGGCCATAACCCTGTTAGGGTCCTGGTCATCGAGTCCGATAATGCGGGAGAGGAAACCATCCTCTCTAATCGCAACTTGGATCGCGCGTAGGACCGACTGCTGTGCGTACTGCATAGCGGCCGGCTCCTTAGCAATGATCCGCGGAGCCTTGATCGTCTTAGGAACGGTTATCACCTTCACAGGTGTCTCCGAACCGGGTTCGAGGATGTCAAGTTCCTCACGCATCTCTCCGACCCTTTCGGGCCGAAGATTCGCAATGAGGAACTCTTCAGACGGAAAACTCCGCTGAAGACGAGCGGGCCAGGATCGCTGATTCCACTTGTCGTTTCCGACAAGGTTATCAGCGACAGCGCCTGGTCCGTGCTTCGGGACGAGTCGACCCCAATGGACATCTCTGTCCAAACGGGCAAACAAGTCACCATAAAGCAAAGCAGAAACGCGCTTAAAATCCTCCTTGAAAAGGGGATCGAGGCGCGCATCCGCTTCCTTGACATCCTGCTCACACTGGATGTACTCGGCCATCGCCTGCGCTTCTCTTTCGGGTGTTACCACCCGACCCTTCTTCCCATCGCTAGGAAGTCGGGGAAGCGCAATCTTTCCAAACGTCAGCGTAAGCTGACGAATGGCATAGATAGCTTCGATGTCCGGGTCCTCCATGAGTACACCACTAGCAGAATCGAACACACGGTCAAGGAACCCTCCGAGGAATCGGGGGCGCCCTCTCTTGTTATCCCAATGAAACTTGGGAAGATCAGAGCTGGGACCGACAAAACCTTGGTCCAGCCACTTTTCGGTGGCTTTACCAAAGTCTGCCAGGACTACGGCCAAAAACCATAGTCCCTCGTGTTCGGTTCGACTCGTGACGGTTTGTTTGTCACGAGCGGCGCTAGTGCAGCATCGCATGGCGAGTTCATCTGCCATGCAGGACCAGAGTGACGTCAGGCTTTTCACCTTACCTCCTTTATTGAAGGTTTGGATCCCTAGCCCTGGCGTCTGGCCAGTAGTTGAACTTAGCCTACCGGGCGATCCGGACCCCCTCATCGAGGAGGCTGATCACCCACTGCTGGAACTGAACCACGTGGGTACCCGCCAGGCCGTTAGGCCTGATCAAGTACTCCGTGGCTCCGGGCGTGCACATGATGTCCTTCACGGACACCTGGAACACGTCCAGCAC